ATGGCGTACTACAAGAAGGTCGAGAAGGGTTGGCGCGCGCAGGTTGAGCGCTTGGGGGTGAGGGCATCCCAAACGTTCCCCACTAAGGCGCAGGCAGAGGCATGGGCGCTGGCTGAAGAGGCCGCCATACTGGCCGGCAAGCGGGGGCAGTTTCCGGCACGCACGTTGCGCGAGGCGGTGCGGCGTTATCAGGTCGAGGTGACCGACAAGAAGGTCACCAAGAAGCCCAAGGTGGCCAGGGCCGACAACCTGCGGTTTGAGGCCTGGCTGCGCGAGTTCCCCCAACTCGCGGACAAGGTGCTGCACCAGATCTCGGGTGATGACCTAGCGGCCTGGCGTGATGCCCGGTTGAAGGTGGTTTCACAGTCCAGCGTGCTGCGCGAGGCGCAACAGTTCAGGCCGGTGTGGTCCCTGGCCATTCGGCAATGGAAGTGGGCGGGGGCCAGCCCCTGGAAGGACATCACGCTGCCGCCCAAGGGGCACGCCAGGCGCAACAAGACGCTGTGGCAGCAGATCCGGCAGATCGTGCGATCTGGGGGGTATCGCACCGGGCGGCCGCCGGCGTTGCCGCAGACAGAAGCGATGTGGGCCTACCTGGTGGCGCTGCACACTTCGATGCGCTCGGCCGAGATCTTGCGCATGTCTCGGTCCACGGTGGACCTCAAGCGGCGCATCTACCACCTGACCAGGCACAAGACCGATGACGATGTGGGGGACCGCATCGTGCCGCTCACCAGGCGTGTGGTGAAGCTGCTGCGAGTGCTGGAGGCGGCTGCGGCCGCTGCGGGCCGTGATGCCTATTTCACGGTCACGGACGAAAGCCGGGATGTGAATTTTCGGAAGGTGCGGGACCGTCTCATGATTGAGGGGCTGACCTTCCACGATAGCCGGGCGGCCGCGTTGACCTGGCTGAGCAAGCGCTATGACGTAATGACCTTGGCCAAGATCAGCGGGCACAAGAACATACAGGAGCTGTACAACACGTACTACCGTGAGACTGAGGAAGAGATAGCAGCACGGTTGTAGCAAACCTTTCGTGTTACTCATGCACAATGCCATGACAACTTTCACGGAGAGGGAGCTATGCAAGTTCTAAGAGAGAGACAGCTGAACCCGGTTGGCGACGAGGTGTTGGCAATTACCGCAGTGGTTGCGCCAATCCTGATGGGAGTGTTGTCTGCCTTAAAGCAGGATGTTGTCGCTGAAGTGGGGGGGCATGCTAACGTGAAACTCAAAATGCTTCCTCGCTTGTATCGTCCGGGAGACGGCGACGTAGGGATATGTTTTGAGTATGCAGTTCACGAGGCAATGAATAACGGGGATGCGCAGGTGCTGAACCGTATTGAAAGCGCAATTAAGCTTTGTCGAATTAAGAATACTGGACTTAAATCCATTCTTTTTGGGATGGAGAAGTCTGGAGCAGTTCAGTTGATTAACACTGCCCACGACGTATTGACGGAAGAATCACGGGCCCTCACGGGGCAGGCAGGTCAGCCGCCAAAACTCCGCAGACGGTTAAATTTATTGGCGGCAGCATTTAGAAAGCCAACAACGCGGCTCGGTTTGCCATACTCCATCCGAGGTTTGTGGAAGGCGGATCTGTTTGTTGGTTCAGTCACAACGCAGCAATGGGTTGGAACCTCTATCAAAATTAACCCTTCGCAGTTGGAAGGTGCAGCTGGCTTGCGGGTCGGCATCGTACCTACGAGACAAGGCAGAAGTGATGCCGTCCGTATTGATGAAGCGAAAAATATGGTTATTTGCCCCCTCCATCATGATGGGGATTTTATGCAAGTGTTTTATGAAGCTTGGCGAATTGTTCAGGCTTTCCTGGCCGCCGACGCGAAACTACCAAAAGAGGCATTGCTTCCGCGTCCTGTGGATAGGGAGATATGCAGAATGCTGGAAGAGCGACGCGAGTATCCGACCATTGATGTTGTTGAGGCTCTAAAAGTTTTTGGCCAGCCGGAGCTATTGGCTACTGACAAGAAGAATGTGAAACTGGAAATAGTCTCTGGTGAGCAGGCGCAGACATCAACGCTATTAGCGCCAATGTCCAGAACAATTTAAAGACTTGATTACTTCGAGCATTTCCGTCTTTTGGCAAGCCAAGATTGAATTGCGGCCAGGCTCCACCATCGCATGCGCTCCGACAGGTCGATAACGGGCGCAGGGAAATCGGGCAACTTTGTCACGCGGTTAGTGGCGTGCGCTCGTGTGCACCCCAGTAATTGCGCGATGTCGGCAGTGTTCAGCGCCGTGTCGCCGCGGCCGAGGATTGGACGGGGGATGGTCTGCAACATGGCTTGGGGGGCTTGTTGCGTGCCCTGTTGATCGGGCTGAATGGAAAGGGCGCTCACGGTGTTCATACTCCTGCAAACGTCAGCTGCGCGCTGGCCGGGTGGGGGTTGGTGGTGGGCGCTGCGGCCGCAGCGGTGAGGGCCACGCCGCCGGCGCTGCGCACCTCGGCGGCGGCGTAGTCTTCGGCGCGGCGGAACTCGCTGCGGCTGATGTGCTGCAGCTGGTGGTGGTAGATCTCGATGCCGGTCTCGATGGCGTCGATCTCGGCCAGGTGGACCAGGGTGGTGGGGTCCCAGCTGCCGGCGGTCATGGCTCGGCGCAGGTAGCCGTCGAGGGCGTGCTGGGCGGCCAGGATGTGGCCGTGCGTGCCCTTGACGGGGCCACGGGTGGCCACGGCGTCGGCGATGTTCATCGCGCTCACCACGTGCGCCCATTGCAGCTCTGTGGCCACGGCCTGGCGCATGGCTGTGAAGCCGGCGCGCACCGGGCCCATGAGCTGGTCGACCTGGTGGCGCTGCAGCAGCATGGCGCCGGCGGCCGCGGCCAGCAGGGGGCTGTGCAGGCGTCTGCGCTGCTGGCGGGGTTTGGCGCGGCCGCTCATGCTTCCACCACGTCCAGCTCTGTGCTGTCGAACGACACGAACTGCGGCACGCCGCGCTTGGCGCGGGGGATGGCCACATCCCAGGCGGTGGCGCCCATCTTGCGTTGGATGGTGCCAGTCTTGCCCACGTGGGGCGCCTGCTTGGGGCCGCGCGCGGTGGCGTTGACCTTGACCGTGACCCCGATGGCCAGCACGCCCCCCGCCTGGCTGGCGGCAGCGCTGGAATCGCCTACGGCCTCGGCGGCCTGCGCGGGAGCGCCAGGCCGACGATCAACGCCCTGCGCCGCAGGCGCCTGTGCATGGGCCTCGGCAGGGGCATGCTCACCGGCATCGGCCGCGCCGGCGAGTGCCGGCGCTTCGTCGCCCTGCGGCGCGGCAGCGCCGCCTGGTGCTGACTCCTGCTCGAGCGCCTGCAGGCCGGCCGCGATCTCTTGCGAAGCATGCTCTTTCGAGGTCTTGGGCGCTTCGGCCGTGGTGCCCTTCTTGCCTTTGCCGCCCGCGCGCGCAGCCGGTTTGAGCGAGGGGGTTGCCATGTCGGCCTGCGCCTCTGCCTCCCCTCCCGCTCCCTCCCCTGCGGGCGCAGCCAGTTTGGTCGCGGTAGCTGCTTTTTGCAGTTTTTTCGCCGGTTTCTCGGAGGCGACGGGCTTTTCTGTCGCCTTAATCTTGGCCTTCAGGTCCTTGATCTTTGCGTTGACCGCCTTGCGCTCGGCCTCTTGTGCTTCGCGCTCTGCGGGCACGGTGTCGAGGCCCATGCCGCGGGCTGCGGCCAGGTGCAGGGCGGCATCGTTGAGCCAGCACGGAGTCTCGAACATGCGGCGCACCACGGTGCGGAACAGGTCCGGGCCGTCCAGGCGCTGCAGGTGCAGGCGCACGCGCTCTTCCCATGCCTCGTGGGCTTCGTCGTCGCCTTGCTCGGGGATGCTCAAGCAAGGGCCGATGGGCTCGCCGCCGCCGTCGTGCTCGGCAAGCAACCAGGCGCGCAGGAAGTCGGGGTTCATCAGCAACTGCTGGGCGCCGTCGAAGGTGATCAGGCGCTCGTCCACCGCACTGCGCACCGCCTTGTCGCCGACAGTTCTCAGGCGGTCGGGGAGATCCTTCTGCAGGCGTTCGATGTCGGCCTCCGCGTTCACCACATGCCTGGCTTCCTTGAGCACGCCCTGCGTGACCAGCCAGGCCTCTGCCTCGGCCGTTGGCACGGCTTCGATCAGTTCCTTCGTGTGCGGGTTCTCGATCAGCACGGCCTGGGGCGCGCCCTTGCCCAGTAGGGCGCGCAGGGGCTTGGCCTCGCCATCGGCCGTGTCGTGACGATGGCCGTCGAGGCGGCTGTAACCTTTCAGGTATGTGCCGTAGGGACTGGTGATCTCGCCGGCTTCCTTGCCCTCGATGATGGCCATGCCCTTGGCCTCGGCCTTCTTGCGCAGCTGGGTGCGGTGGGCGTCTTCCTTGCCGTGGTAGCACGCGGGATCGGTGCACAGGTCGGTGGCGCTGCCCTTGGGGATCTCGGCGAACAAGTCGGGGTTGGCGCCGGTGCGCTTGGGGCATTCCTTGCAGCTGCCGGCGGCCTTGACCAGGTTGGCATCGGCGATGGCGAACACGGCGCGCTCGAGGGCGAGCATGACGTTCTGCCGCAGCCAGGTCTGCAGGGTACGGTAGCTGGGCTGCTCGCCCTGGCCGTCTTTGCGGGTGGCTTCCTTGAGGGCCTTGAGCTGCAGGGCGCCGTCGGGGATGCGGGCCAGCAGCAGGCCGCGGCTGGCGTCGAGGTCGCCGGCGCGCAGGGCCTCGCGGGCCTCCTGGCACAGGTCCAGCAGCTTGAGGCGGGCGTAGACGTAGCTGCGGCTCTTGCCGATCTTCTCGGCCACCTGGTCGGCGTTGAGCTTGTTGGCCTCCATGAGGTAGCCGTAGCCCTCGGCCTCCTCGAGCTCGGTGACGTCTTCGCGCTGCAGGTTCTCGATGATCTGGATCTCGAGCACCTGGGCGTCGGTGAGGTGGCGGATCATGGCGGGCACTTCGACCACGGCCGCCAGCTGGCAGGCGCGCCAGCGGCGCTCGCCGGCCACGAGCTCGTATTCGATGGGGGCGGAGCGCTTGCCCGCGCCCTTGGGTGGGAAGGGCCAGGCCGCCTGGGGGCTGACCTCGAACTTGGCGGCGCGGGTGGTCTCCTCCACGCGGCTGGCGGGCAGAGGGCGCAGCAGGATGGGCTGGTGCACGCCGCTCTCGCGGATGCTGTTGGCCAGCTCCTGCAGCTTGTCCTGGTTGAAGGTCTTGCGCGGGTTGGTGGTGCTGGCCACGATGCTGGCCACGGCCACCATGCGCATCTGCGGGCCGGCGCCGGCCGGGGGCAGGTCGATGGTGGCGGTGTCTTTTGCGTCGGTCATGGTGCTGGTCTCTTCAGGCGACACGCCAGACGGCGACGTTGTCTTTGTTGATCGAGCGGACCTCGAAGCGGGGGCCGTCCTTGCCCTTGCGACCTTCGAGGATCTTGATGTTTCGGCGCAGGGTCTGGCGCACGGATGCGGGCATGGGGTCGGTGCTGTCGCCCACGTCGGTCAAGCGCTCGAGCAGGGGTGTCCAGTCGAGCCCGTGGGCCACGCGAGGGCCGGGCATGGGCACGCCCTTGCGCACGCCGAACATGTCGGGGGTCAGGCGCTCGAGGCTGATTGGCCGCGTGGGCTCGGCGGGGGCAGGCGCTGCTGCTGCTGGGGCCTGCAGATGGCGCGCTGCGATCACTGGCTCGGGCTTGCCGTCGAGCATGGCCATCTTGAACTGCGGGCCGCGGCGGTAGGTGTATTCGTCCTCGTGGTCCTTCTCGCGCTTGAGGACCATGTGGGCGACCACGTCGGCCAACTGGGTGTGCACCACGCGGGGCGAAACGTCAAACGCGCGCGCAATCAGGTCCGTGCGCATGGGGTGGCCTTCGCCCTCTTTGAGGTGCGCGATCACCCGGCCGGCCAGGCTTTCGGGGTCGAGGTGCATGACGGTCATGGCGTGGGCTCCGTGGTGGTGATGGGAAGGCCTGCGAGGTCGGTGACGCGGCCGCAGGGGTGGTACAGGCGGTTGCCTCGGCGGCTGGGCAGGGCAGCGGCCTGCGTGCCCTGCGCCCGGCCTGGCTGGGCCTGCAGCTCGGGGCAGTGGTAGCGGCCCACCATGGGGGTGCCCACGGGCTTGGCGCGGGCTGTTTGGGCGATGTAGGGGGTCATTGCGCGGGCACCTCCACACGCACGCCGGGGATCTGCCATTCACGCGCGGCCCAGGCGCTGAGCACCTGCTGCTGCAGGTGGCGGATGTCGCCGGCGTTGTCAATCACAGCGGTGGGCGAAAATGCCTCGCCGGTGACTTCGGACTGGTGCTGGCCGGTCTGTGCCGCGCAGCCCGGGCGGGTGATCTGCCAGACCTGGCCGCCGATGCCGTGGACCAATTCGGCCTCATCGGCAAACCGCACGTCGGTGATGACGACCAGGCGCGCATGGCGGCCCTTGTGCAGCCAGGACACGCGCTGTGCGGCACGGTGGACCCAGTAGCCTGCCGAGTTGGCGCGGCGGTACTCGGTGCCCCACCAGCGCATGATCTGGCGGGGGCTGCGGGGTGCTTCGAGGAAGTCGCGCAGCGTGCCATCGGCGCCGTTGTGGAACTCGACCACCATGCGGTCGACGAAGGCGCGATCAAGGCACCGGGCGAAGGCCAGGGCGGCCATGGGACGCTCTTTGGTATCGCGGCGGGTGAGGAACACCTGCTCGATGCAGTAGGCCTCGGCGATCTCTTCGCGCAGGGGGTCGGCGAAGGCCATGACGTGCGCGCCGCAGTGCTGGGCGAGCAGCTGGCCCACGGTGTCCTTGCCGCAGTTGAGAGGGCCGGTGAGGCCGATGACGATGGTGTTATGGGTGCTCATTGGTGATCGATCAAATGGGGTGGTTGCACCTCGATGTGCTGCGCGTCGTTGAACGACATGCGCACGGCGGGGCGGGGGCAGTGCACGGTGATGCGCATGCCCTTCTTGAGGTGGGAGGCGAAGGCCTCGGCCTTGGCGCGGGTGGCGTTGGTGAACACCTGCTCCACGTGCACGGCCTGGGCGGTGGGGGTGACCTGGTCGAGGTCTATGCACACGACTGGGGCGGCATCGCCCTCGCTGCCCACTGGTTTCACCCGCACCTCGGCGTTGCGGGTGAGGGTGCCGGTGCAGACCAGCCAGTGCGCGGGGTCGAGGGCGGCAGCAGCCGGCACACCAGCAGGTGCGGCGCTGGTGATGTGGCCCTCGTCCTCGTCGTCACCGAACAGGCTGAAGCCGGGCGGCAGCGGGCTCTTTTGTGCAGACGTGTGCACAGCGTGCCTCGGCTCAGTAGTACGCCAGGGCGTACACGACGCCCGCAGCGGCAGACAGGCACCACGTGGCGGCCAGGGCGATGGCCACCCAGCGCGCGAAGCGCAGCCACGCCTGCAGGCGCAGGGTGCTGCGGCTGGGGTGCGGGCCGTCCATGGTGATGGGCGCGGGTGCCGCTGGCTGGCGCGTGGTGGCGCGTTCGTGCAGGGCGGCCATGCGATAGGCGCTGCACGGGCCGGTAGTGACGCGCAGGGCGTTGTAGGTGCGCAGGCGGGCGATCATTTCTCACCTCCGAATCCGCCGGTGAGGTAAAAACCCAGCACGAACGCGGCGCATGCAAGCGCCAGGTTGAACAACAGAGGATGGTCATGCTTGAGCTGCTCCAGAGTCCCCTTCTTTCGCTCCTCACATTTTTGGGAGGGCTGCTTGTCGGCCACCGCACGGCACTTTGGCGGGACAGGCGAAAGGAGTTCAACGATGCGGCTGACCCAGTCCGTGCTTGGCTGTTGAAGGAATGCTCCGCTCCAAACGTGATGGGCGGCGGGCCTGGGCGGGCTGAGATCGATCAGCTGGTGCAACGCATGCACTGGTGGCGCCGCAAAGGCTTTGGGGCCGCATGGCAGCGCCAGCAGAAGGCCCGCGAGGACGCATTGCACCAGGATTCCTGGGGTCAGCCCCTGTACCGTGACACAGCGCAGATCAAAGCCGCGCTGGAGGCTTGCCTGGCCTATACCAGGCGGTGGTGATGTGCAGACGTCTGCACGGGCGAATGCCGCGCCCATGTTCAGACCTCCACGCGCTCGACGCAGAGCACGGCCAGGCCGGAGGTGTGGTGTGCCAGCTGCTCGGCTGCTTCGCAGCTGCTGCTCTTGAGCTGGATGGTGGGCAGTTGGCCCAGGGCGTCGAGGGTGTCTACCTCGTCGGAGGCGGTGCCTGCGGGCACCAGGGTGGCGCGGTAGCTGCGCGCGGGGGTGATATGCATGTGTACTCCTGTGCACCAGAAGTGGCGCAGCGGAGCGAATTAAACATGATGTTTAGTAAATCGTCAAACACTCTGTTTAGTGGGCTGTGATTTACATTTGGTGATCAACCTGTTTTCAACTCGGAGGCAACATGGACAACCGCGATGTTTGGGCGATCGCTTTGGAAGAAGCTGAGTCGCCAGAACTCCGGGATAAGGGGCTGTGGGCCCGTTGTTATGCCGACTCAAATGGCGATGAGGCGCGTGCCAAGGCTGCTTACATCCGTGCTCGAGCTGGCGGGGAAGGGCTGAGGCAGGGGGCGGCAGACAACGCACCTTCCGGCCATCCGCAGGGCGCAGCAGGACCCATGCATATCGCTGACGATGTTGTGACGACTCAGCAGACCGCGAAGCGCTACAAGGCAGTTCAGGCCATGGGTGTGGTCCTCATCCTGCTGGCGCCGGTCTCATGCGTGGCTGGCATTGGAGGAGGGCAGGGCCGAACAGTCGGGCTGCTCGTAGTCGGCGGGCTCCTTTACGTTGGGGCCCGCGTGGGGGCGTGGTGGAACCACGGCTAAGGGGTGGGAGACTCGTGAGCGCGCGAGCGCCTTTGCTTTCGGCATTCTCGGACGTCGACAAAGGTTTTCCAGCGGTGGTCGCCTTCGGCAATCCACTGCATGTTTTCTGGATGGTCACGCCCGCCAGCGCATAGCGGGACGATGTGATCAACTTGGTGCCCGGGACATGCACCGCGAATGGCGCCGGTGGTAGGGCAAGGGTGTTCGGCGCGAAATGCACGAACCTGGCTGCGGTCTCTTGGAATTCGAGCTTCAGCACCGGTGGTGAGTAGCAGCGCGGCTGCGAGCCAGGCCGCGCCAAGTCTCACAGCTTTTTGCCTTTCCACACCCATACGACCCTGCCGCGTACTTCGATCTGGCTATTCCCATCCAGGATGTCGACCATCTTCACCTTGGGGTTGTCACTGCTCACTTCGAAACTGCCGTCAAAGCGCTCTGTCACGCGCTTGATAAACACCCGATGGCCCGCCTCGAGCACGTAGACCCCATCTGCCTGCGATGGGTCGCGAGCACCTGAGTTCACAAGGAGGATGTCGCCGTCCTCGAAGGTGTCCGACATGCTATCGCCATACCCATGGATGAAGCGAAGGTCTTCGTGGCGGGTGATCTTGAGTCGTCGAGTGACCCACTCCCGAGAAAGTGAGATGTAGCCGATCACGACATCGTCGTGAAGCACGTCGGCGCCATCACCCATGACCCCTGCATTGGCCAGCAGGGGCACATGCACAACCTGTTCACCAGGCGCAGGAATAGGGCCGGGTGGGGGCGTTGGCAAGCGTGGAGATGGTTCGCCGATGACGGCAGCGCCTTCCCCGCTGATGACCCAGTTGGACGAAACGCCCAGAAGCCTTTCCGCGTTCATTGCTCCGGACTTCGACACGCCTCGGCGTCCCCAGTTCGTGATTGTCTGGTCCGACTCGTTCAAAGCCTTTGCAAGGGCAGAGGGTCCCTTGATCCCAGTTTTTTCGGCGGCGGTCAGCAGTCGTTGCAGGCTGTCGTGTCTGGCTCGGTCATTCATGCAAAGGATTCTTTGCGAACTAAACAAGTTGTTGCTACACGTCGTGTTTGACTGTTTACTAAACATCATGTTTAATTGACGGGATGACTGATGCAGAACTCATCGCACTTCACGGCGGGCCCACCAAGCTGGCCAAACTTTTGGGCTTTCCCGATGAGGGGGCGGCGCAGCGCGTGCAGAACTGGAAGAAGCGGGGAATCCCGCCTGCCGTAAAGGTCAAGCACCCCTCGCTGTTCTTGAATTTGCCTGAGTCCTCTACTGATGGCCGCGCGCAGCAAGCGCAGGGGGTGGCCCATGCGTAAGGCCCGGCCAGTGCCGGGCGCGACGACGGCTATGGCTTTGGCGCCTGCGAGTCGATCACTTTCCGCATCTCCTCCATTCGACGCTGGAACCATTTCAGCGGGTCGCCTCGCATGCCGGAGGGCATGTGATCGTAGCGAATCTGCAAATTGCGGATCAGCGCCTCTCTCAATTGGGGGGCGCTTTGAAGCACTGTCACAACTAGGGCGTCCTGTATGACGCGATCTGCATACGCCTGCCCTTCGAGCCTTTCCGCCCAACTGGACAAGCTTGTTAGAGCGCGCCCGACTTGGTCCACTGGCTTTGCTGCCTCCTGCGCTTCGACTGCATCGGGTTGCAGGTCCTCGTGCAGGCTTTCTAGATACAGCCCTGCGCGAATGCCGATCTCGTCGCCGTCTGATTCCAATACCTTGCGACCCGCAGTGATCGCAGAGTCGATTTGGCTGTCCGTCAGCGCGCCGCTTTTTCTCATCTCGACGATGAGCTTCGTCAGAAGTGTTTGCGTTGCCAGTGCGACTGAAGCCGTGATGTTTTCCATGTCCGACCCTTCTGGTGATGGTTGCGTGAGAGCTCCCATCGTAGGCCGGAAGTGGGCGGACGCCACTCATTCTTTGCCGCTCAGCCCGCAGCGAGTCTGCCACGTGGTCGGGTTTTACAAGTTGCCCCCGTTGAGTCAAGGCACTGCCCGCGCGGGCAGGCGCGGCGCTGTTGCGTGGCGGGTGGGCTGAGCGGTTTTTTCTTTGTGTTTTGGTCACGGCCGCAGTGTGGCGGGGTGACCCGGTTGTGTCTGTAACAGTAAAACGAGGGGTTGTGAGATGAACGTGATTGACGCTGCGTACAACGTGGTGCACGACTACCCGGGCGGTGCGGAGAGTCTGGGCCCGCGTGTGGAGAAGAACCCCACCACGCTCAACCATGAGGTGGCTGAAATTGGCACGGCGAAGCTGGGCCTGAAGACGGCTGTGAAGCTGACCGTCTTCACGAAGGACTATCGCATCCTCGAGGCCTATGCGGCTCAGTGCGGACGCATGGTGCTGCCGATGCCCGAGGTGCTGGCCGGTGAGAGCGATGACTGCCTGAAGACCTTGGGCGAGGTGCTGCGCGAGAGTGGCGAGCTGGTGCGCGAGATGACCAGCAGCCTGGCGGACGGCACCATCAGCGATAACGAGTACGACCGCATTGCGAAGGAGTGCGGCCACCTGGTGAGCGGGGTGACGAACCTGCTGGCCGCGGCCCGGGCGCGCAATGCGCAGGGCAAGCCAGCGAGCGAAGCGGGCGGTGTAGCTTGAGGCCGGCCGGGGAGGTGCGGCAGGCCTTGTTTTCGGCCTGCCAGCGGTTGGCTACGCCCACGCGGGGGGTGACCCTGCGGGAGATGGCGCACGGGGCGTGCGTGGGGCAGCAGGCCGCGCGCAATACGGTGGCGGCCATGCGCCGGGCGGGGCAGATTGCGCCGCTGCAGGAGCGTGAGGTGGACTACCGCAACCGCAAGGTGCTGGAGTATGTGCCAGCGGCTATGGTGCCGCCTGCAGCCCCTGGTGCTGCTGCCCTGGGACATGCGCTGCTGGCGTGGAAGGGATAGGCCCAGCAGCGATGCAATCCAGCGATCAACCAACACCACCGGCCGCACTGGCGCCGGTGTGGAAGACCATTCCCGCAGCCCTGGCGGACCGCCAGCAGTGGGTACTGTGGAAGTACGAATGGGATGTGAAGCGCAGCGCCTGGCTGAAGGTGCCGTATTACGTGGCGGGCGGGCGGCGCACGGGGGACCAGGGGAGCGACCGGGACCGCAGCCGCCTGGCCACGCTGCCCTTGGCGCGCCGGGCCTTCGAGAAGGCGGCGGGCACGGCCAGCGCCTGGACGGGGGTGGGCTTTGGCTTTTTGCCCGATGACGGGCTGATCGGCATTGACCTGGACAAGTGCCGGGACCTGGAGACAGGGGTGCTCAGCGAGCGGGCGGCCAAGATCGTGCAGGCGTTCCACTCGTTCACCGAGTTCTCGCCCTCGGGCCGGGGCCTGCACATCTACCTGCTGGGCAAGACGCAGACGGCCAAGAGCAACGATATCGGCGTGGAGATGTTTTGCGAGAAGCAATACTTCACGGTGACGGGGCACCACATGGAGGGCACGCCCTTGGATGTGGTGCAGGCCGACGATGCAGCGGTGCGGCGGATGCACGTGACCATCGAGGAGGCGAAGAAGAAGTACAACCCCCCCGCACCGGCCCCCGCGGCCCAGCGCAGCACTGCTGTCGGCGAGCGAGACGGGCGGGATGATTTTGCGTACGTGAACGGTGAGGCGATGCGTGCGCTGCACGTGTGGGTGCCTGCGCTGTTCGGCGGGCGCGAGGTGAAGAGTGGGCAGGGCTATCGCCTGACGCCCAAGGCGCTGGGGCGTGACCTGCAGGAGGACCTTTCCATCAAGCCCGAGGGCATCGTGGATTGGGGCGTGGCCGACATGGGCGACGCACGCCAGGGCAAGCGCACGCCCGTGGACGTGGTGATGGAGTGGGGCCCGGGCGTGGGCAAGCCGGGCGAGGCGCTGCGGTGGCTGGCCCAGGCCATGGGCATCACGCTGGACCCGCCCAAGAAAAAAAATGCGAACAAGGGTGCTGCCGCTGGGGGGCAGGAGGCGGCAGATGCGCCTGCGCCTGCCGGCGATGCCGCTGCGGCGGAAGCTGGGGGCGGTGGTGATGGCAAGCCGCCCAAGAAGCGCCGGCGCGGCGGGGACGACAGCGACGGTGGTGACGACGATGCCGATGGCGGCCTGGTCGAGCTGTACAACCGGCTGGTGATGCACCGCGGGCGGCCCATGGACTGCCGCGAGAACGTGATGTATGCCCTGCAGCTGGACCCCACGCTGAAGGGGATGGCCAAGTTCAATGACTTCACCCGCCTGATCGAGCGCAGCCGGACCACACCCTGGGGGCACCCGCCCGGCGAGTGGAACGATGAAGACGATTTGATGCTGGGCGAGTACCTGCTGCGGGAGCATCGGTTGGGCGTGAAGGCCAAGGGCACCCTGCGCGATGGGGTTCTGATGGCGGCCAGGTCGAGCCGGTTCAACCCGGTGGTAGACCTGATCGAGGCCGAGGCCTGGGACGACGTGCCCAGGCTGGAGACATGGCTGTCTACGGTGTACCGGCTGGGTGAGCGCAAGGACCCGGCTGAGGCGGAGCGGTTTCTGAAGTACACGCGCCTGATTGGGCGGTGCTTCTTCATGGGCCTGGTGAACCGGGCCATTCGGCCGGGCTGCAAGTTCGACTACATGCTGATCATCAAGGGGGAGCAGGGGCTGGCGAAGTCCACCCTGTTCCGCGCGATCGCGGGCCCGTTCTTCACCGACAACGGCACGAAGGTGGGTGAGAAGGATTCGCTGATGGCGCAGCAGCTGGCCTGGATCGTTGAATCGGCTGAGCTCGAGTCACTGAACAAGGCGGAGAGCACTTCCATCAAGCAGTACCTCAGTGTGCAGGACGACCTGTACCGGCCGCCCTATGGGGCGCAGATGGTGAAGGCGCCCCGGCACTTTGTGAACGTGGGCACGACGAATGCGGAGACCTTCCTGAAGGATGCGACGGGTGACCGGCGCTTCTGGCCTCTGGAGGTGTTCGAGGTGTTTCTGGAGCGGCTGAAGGAGATGCTGCCCCAGCTGCTGGCCGAAGCGATGGCTCGGCTGGATCGGGGTGAGCAGTATTGGCCCACGCGGGAGGAGGAAAAGGCGCTGGTCTTCCCGGAGCATGAGCAGTTCAAGCATACGGATAGTTGGGAGGACATGCTGCACGAGTATGTGAACGCGCCCACGGCCAAGAAGATGGGCGTGCCTGCAGGGGCCACGCGTGAGTTCTTTGCCACCACTGAGCTGTATGAGGCCATGGGCATCAAGGCTGACCGCATCGATGCCAACGGCAACATGGATGGCCGCATGGGCCGGGCCATGAAGGGCCTGGGCTTTGAGCGGCATCGTGAATCCAACGGGGCACGTCGGCGCGGATTCAAGCGGCTCAAGCTGGACCAAGAGGCGGTAGCCGCGGCCATGGAGGCCGCCAAAGCCGATCCCCCGGGTATTGCCCCATCACCCATTGACCAGGGCCCGCCAGGCGCTATGCGCCTGCCTCCTGGCCCTTTCTCGCATGAAGGTGACGACGATGGTCCGATCCCCTTCTGAGATATCCACCACCACCGCCAAGGTGCGCTATGGGCGCCCCGCGATCTGGTCACGCCCCGCCCGGTGCACGCGTCTGCGCGCCTGGGCGGTCCTGTCGCCATCGCCGTCCATGCCGTCCACCCCACGTCCATCCTGGGGTGGACGGCGCAAGTGGTTGATTTATCAAGGGGTTTCGGCATCCGTCCACCCGTCCACCCCTGATGGCCCCAACTCCACACGCAAGCGTGCGCAGACGCAGGGGGGCGCGTGTCTGCGCGCACGCACGGGCGCGGCTTCAACCCATACCTATGGTCGGGGTGGTCCGGTGGACGGATCAAGGATTGGCGCGGCTTTGCGGCGTCCACCCCTCGTCCACCAGCAGCCAGCAGGGTGGCCGGCAGTTCTCTCAACCATCAACGGTGCAGACGTCTGCACATCAGGATTCAGCTATGACGACGACGGCCAAGCCAGCCAGCATGAGGGATGCGATGCCGCAGACGGCGGACTTTGTGGACGGCAAGAGTGTGGTGTGGGGCAGGGCTCATGTGCGCGACTGCATCGAGCGGGCGCTGCGGGGTGAGCCGGGATGGTTCTATGCCATGGAGGCCGGGCATGTGCGGGGCACGCCCTTCGAGGACTGGCACCCGATGGCTGAGCACCAGCGAACGGCGGTGCTGGTGGGGGCGTCGTTTGCGGCGTTCATGCGGGAGCCTGAGGGCATGGGAGGCAGCGATGGCGCAACGGCTTGAGCACATCAAGCATCGGCTGGAGTGCTGGGCCATCTGGGCATCGCGTGGTGCGGGCCTGGGGTTCAAGACGAAGTCGGTGCTGGCGAGCGAGGTGTGGTCGCGTGGCAGCTACAACCATGTGCCGATCCCTGTGTCTGAAGAGGAGGCATGGGAGACCGAGAAGGCGGTGATGGCGCTGAAGCTGACCAGGTCGCACCTGCACGTGATGATCCTGCACGTGTACCTGAACGACCTGGGTGTGAGGGAGACGGCGAAGCGGATGCAGCGGGCAGAGTCCACCATCAAGGCGCAGCTGGTGCAGGCGGACCATGCGATCAACGCCTGGCTGGAGGCGCGGGCCGTGGAGGTGGAGAGCAAGCGCAAGGCGGCCGCGCCGTCAATCACAGCGAAACGGGGGAGTTTTACTACATAGACCTTTTCTGTACATTTCAGGCACCGTGTGGTTGTTGCGCCTCCCCGCAGCGACATAGGTCGAGACCCCGTCAGCGTTGTGTTGGCGGGGTTTTTGTTTTTCCGCCCGGCCAGGCTCGCCAGACACAGTCTTCACGAGCTGGACCGTCCTGTGCCCGGGCGACCCAACACCATGCCTACTGCTGCACCACGCCCCTGCACCCATCCCGGGTGCGGGGCATTGGTGCGCGATGGCTCCGGCCGCTGTGCCAAGCATCCCAAGCCCGCCTGGCAGAAGCCAGCCAATGCCACCAAGCGCATCACCGGGCGAAGGCTGCAGCGTATGCGCGCGGCGCTGTTTGAGCGCAATCCGCTGTGCGTCGAGTGCCAGAAGGCGGGCCGTGATACCGAGGCCACGCAACGCGACCACATCGTGCCGCTGGCCGAAGGCGGCCCCGACGACGCGACGAACGAGCAAGGGTTGTGCGATGCCTGCCACGAGGAGAAGAGCCTGCAGGAGGCCCTGCGCGGCCGCAGGCGGGCGGGCTGGTGAGGCCGACCCCTCGGGCCTTCTGGCGGCCCGAGGGGTGGGGGGTATCAAAAGTCTGGGGCCTCTCCCCGGAAACCGGTCTGTTAGTCAAATTTTTACGCGCGGGAGTTTTGGGGAGGGGGGGTACCCCCTCGGGCCTGTCGCGGGTGGCGTGCACACGTGTGCACTCAATCAATCGGAGATGTTCCCATGGGTGCACGTGGACCTAAACCGCTGCCCGCGAACGTGCACCAGCTGCGCGGCAACGCGAGCAAGAAGCCGCTGGCCGAGTTCCTGGACGAGTTCCGTCCCGAGGTCGAGATCCCCGATTTCCCTTCGTGGATCTGGCCCGAGGCGAAGAAGGAATGGAAGCGCCTCTCCACCGAGCTGGAGCGCTATGGCCTGATCTCGAAACTTGATCGCGCTGCGCTGGTGCTCTACTGCCAGGCCTGGGCGAAGATGGTGTGGGCCGAGCGCTCGCTGACGCGGGCCATGAAACTCGCCGAGGACGCGCGCGAGGCGGCCGAGGCCAAGGGTGATGTGTACAACGGCGGCGATGGCCTCATGGTCAGGACCGCCAACGGCAATTTCACCTACAGCCACCATTGGGTGGTGGGCAAGCATGCGGCATCGGAGGTCAAGCGCTACCTGGACCTGTTCGGCCTGTCGCCCTCGGCGCGCTCGCGCGTCACCACCAGCGACAACCGCCAAGGCGCATTGTTCGCGGAGGAGGGCAGCAAGGATAAGTGGGACGGCCTGTGACCCTGGATTCGCGGTTTGGCGACATCGCCACTGCGTACGCCAGGGACGTAGCTGACAAAAAAATCATCTCCTGCAAGTGGCACCGCCTCGCGTGCGAGCGCCACCTGAAGGACCTGGAGCGCGCGGCCGCAGGCACGTTCCCCTACGTGTGGAACCCCGAACTGGTCAGCCTGGCGGGCAAGCCCTACCGGCCTGGTGAGCGCATCTGCCAGTTTGCCGAGCTGATGCCCCACATCAAGGGCGACTGGGCTGCACGCGGCAAGCTGATCAAGCTGGAGGACTGGCAGGTTTTCATCCTGGCCAGCATCTTCGGCTGGGTGCACAAGGACACCGGCAAACGCCGGTTCCGCGTGGCGGACGTGATCGTGCCTCGCAAGAATGCGAAGTCCACCATTGCGGCCGTCATCGGGCTGTACATGCTGGGCCCTGATGAGGAGTTCGGCGCCGAGATCTACTCGGGCGCCACCTCGCAAGACCAGGCGCTGGAAGTGTTCCGCCCTGCGCTGCTGATGGCCCGTGCCACGCTGCGCTACTGCGAGAAGTACAAGGTCCGCACGGCCGCCTCTAACCTCTCGATTCAGGAGAACAACTCCAAGTTCGAGCCCGTGATTGGCAAGCCTGGTGACGGTGCGTCACCCAGCTGCGCCATCGTGGACGAGTACCACGAGCACAAGACCGCTGAGCTGTACGACACCATGCAGACCGGCATGGGCGCGCGCTCGCAGCCGCTCATGCTGGTGATCACCACGGCCGGGTCAGACATCTCGGGCCCGTGCTTCCAGCACCAGGGCGAGCTGCAGAAGATCCTCGAAGGCGTGGTGGAGAACGACACCCGTTTCGGGATCATCTTCACCATCGACGCGGATGACGACTGGACCACCGAGGAGGCGCTGCGCAAGGCGAATCCCAACTACGGCATCTCGGTTGACCCTGAGTTCCTGAAGCTCCAGCAGCGCGACGCGCAGGAGAACCCGCGCAAGCAGAACATCTTCAAGACCAAGCACTTGAACGTGTGGGTCGCAGCGGCATCGCCCTGGCTCAACCTGCACCGACTGCAGCAGCTCGCGGACCCCGAGCTGACGCTACAAAGCATGCCTTGGGACGGCAGTGCCATCGGCCTGGACCTGGCCAGCAAGCAGGACATTGCCAGCTCGGTGGTGCTGTGCTGGATCGGCGATGGCGACGAGCGGCATTACTACGCCATCTCGCGCAATTACGTGCCAGAGGATGCGCTGAAGAAGCCCGAGAACGAGCACTACCAGGGCTGGGTGCATGGGGGCCACCTCACGGCCACGCCCGGCAACATGATCGCGCTGGAGCAAATCCAGGAAGACGTGCTGGACGACAGCGCGCAGATCGGCACGAAGGAGGTGGCCAAGGACCCGTGGGGCGGCCACCAGCTCGGCGCCAACCTGGCAGAGGAGGGCCTGGAGGTGGTTGACGTGCCCCAGCAGGTGCGCCATCTCAGCGAGCCGATGAAAGAGATCCAGGCCCTGGTGGAGTCCGGGCGCTTCCACCACGACGGCAACCCTTGCTACGTGTGGCAGCTCAGCAATGTTGAGGTCAAGGAAGACCGCAACGAAAACCTCTTCCCGCGCAAGGCGCGGCCCGCCAACAAGATTGACGCGGCCATTGCAACCATCGTTGCGATGAACCGCGCCCTTGCTGGTGCCAAGGCCGCCTCGGTCTACGAATCGCGCGGCGTCCGTTACCTGTAAGGACTGACATGGCCTTTTTTGATTTCATGCGGCGCAGCTCGGCGCCGGAGGCCGCTGCGCCTGCCGTCGAGCCAACTCCGCCGGCCGCGCCAGAGGTGCGCGCCGAGGTGCCCGCTGGCACGCTGTTCAACGGCCTGGACGATCCGGCGTTGCTGGAGTTCATCCGTGGCGGTACAGATGGCGCGTACGGGCCGCGCACCGCGTCACTGCGCAACATGGCCGTGCTGCGCAGCCTGGCGCTCATCTCTGAGGCCATGGGCATGCTGCCCTGCAGCCTGATGGAGGATGGGCCAGCCAAGCGGGTGGCAAAGGAGATGGAGGCGCACAAGCGCATCAAGCTCAAGCCCAATGGCTGGCAGACGCCCCTGGAGTTCAAGTCCACGGTGCAGCTCAACGCGCTGGTGCACGGCAACGGCTATGCCCGCGTCATCTGGTCGCGAGACCGGCCCATCCAGATGATTCCGATGGAATCGCCCCGGGTTAAGGCTGAGCTGGGCAACGACTGGCAGATGCACTACGAGTACACGCGCAAAGATGGCGGCACGGTAAAGCTGGCGCAGCGCGAGGTGTTCCACCTGCGGGACCTGTCGATAGATGGCGAGCTGGGCATGTCCCGCATCAAGCTCGCGCGCGAAGCCCTCAACCTGGCAAGCCAGGCCGAGCGCGCTGCAGCGCGGACCTTCGCCAAGGGCGTCATGGCCAGCGGCTCCATCGAGGTGCCACAGGCGCTTTCGGACCGGGCCTACAAGCGCATGCAGGACTCGCTGGATGAGCGGCACTCCGGCGCCGACAACGCCGGCAACTTCATGCTGCTGGAAGAGGGGGCCAAGGCCTCCAAGTGGGCACAGACCTCGGCTGACGCCCAGCACAAGGAACAGCGCGATCACCAGATTGAGGAGGTAGCCCGCGCGTTCGGTGTGCCCCGTCCGCTGCTGATGATGGATGAGACCGCCTGGGGTTCCGGCATCGAGCAGCTCGGCATCTTCTTCGTTCAGTACGGCCTGCAGCGCTGGTTTACCGCCTGGGAGCAAGCCCTGGCCCGCGTGCTGCTGTCTGAGTCAGAGCTGGAGCGGTTCTTCTTCAAATTCAACGAGCGCGCCCTCATGCGGGGCACGCTGAAAGACCAAGGCGAATTCTTCGCCAAGGCCCTCGGTGCCGGCGGGCATGCCCCCTGGTACACGCAAGACGAAGTGCGGGAAGTCTCCGACATGCCCGCCTCCAACGACCCCGCAGCCCAAAAGCTGCGCCCACCCACCGGCCAGAAAGCACCGACCAATGAGCCTGCTCAAACTCCCTGAGATCCGCGCGGATCACCGCCTCGGTGCCGCCCAGTTCGACGCCCGCCCCGATGCCCTGGAGCGCTGGCAGCCCGAGATCCGGGCCGCCACCGAGGTGGCCAACTCCATCTCCATTTACGACGCCATTGGCGAGGGGTGGGACGGCAACGGCGTCACTGCCAAACGCATCGGCGCCGCGCTGCGCTCCATCGGCGCCGACAAGGATGTGGTGGTCAACCTCAACTCGCCCGGCGGCGACTTCTTCGAGGGCGTGGCCATCTACAACATGTTCCGCCAGCACCAGGGCAAGGTCAGCATGCACATCATGGGCCTGGCCGCCTCGGCCGCGTCCGTGATCGCCATGGCAGGCGACGAGATCCTGATGGGCGATGGCGCCTTCCTCATGGTGCATAACGCCTGGGCGGTGGCCATCGGCAACCGGCACGACATGGCCGACGCTGCCAAGCGCCTGGAGCCCTTCGACGCGGCCATGGCCAGCGTGTATGCGGCGCGCTCTGGCATGTCGGTCGCCGAGGCCGCGGCCCTCATGGACAAGGAAACCTGGGTTGACGCGGCCAAGGCCGTGGAATACGGCCTGGCCACCGGTCTCATGGACCGCAGCGAAATCAAGCAGGACGCCAGCGCGCACATGCCGCGCAAGACGCTGGCCCTGGTGGAGGCCTCCATGGCGCGCGCTGGGCATTCCCGCGCTGCGCGCCGCGAGGCCTTCAAAGCCCTGTTCAACGGCACGCCGGGCGCTGCCGATGACGCCGCCACGCCGGGCGCTGGCGAATCCGCAGCACTGCTGCTTTCTCTCACCAACTCCCTGAAAGTCTGAAATGAAGAAATCTCGTATCGCTATCGCGGCCGTGGCCGCACTCGCATGCATGGCCGTAGTGTCGGCCCAGGCCTCGGCCCTGCAGGTGGTCGCCGACCATGCGGCCGCCAAACCCGTCCCGCGCGGCCTGATCGCTGTGCGCGCCGATACCCCGCCCGGCCCGGGCGAGGTCAAGGCCGCCGTCGAGGCCCTGAACAAGGCATTCGCCGACTTCAAAGCCGAGCACACCAAGCAGCTCGAAGACGTCAAGAAGGGCAATGCCGACGCCCTGCAGGCCCTCAAGGTGGACCGCATCAACTCCGACATCGGCACTCTGCAGAAGTCGGTGGACGACCTCAACGTCAAGCTGGCCGCCGGCCAGATGAACGGGGGCGCTGGAGGTGGCCGCATCGCTGACGCGGAATACACCGAGTCCTTCCGTGCCCACTTCACGCGCGGCGATGTCAATGCCGCCCTCAACAAGGGCGTTGCCACCGAAGGGGGCTACCTGGCGCCGGTGGAGTGGGATCGCACGATCACCGACCGCCTGGTGCAGGTCTCCCCCATGCGCGGCATCTGCAGCGTGCAAAAGATCGGCACTGCCGGCTATACCAAGCTGTTCAACAACCGCGGCACCACCTCGGGCTGGGTGGGCGAGACCACGGCGCGCACGCAAACCAACACGCCCAGCTTCAGCCCGCTGACCTACAAGCCAGGCGAAATCTACGCCAACCCCGCCGCCACGCAGCAGATGCTGGACGACAGCGAGGTGGATCTGGAAGCTTGGCTGGCTGGCGAAGTGGAAATGGAGTTCGCGTACCAGGAAGGCCTCGCTTTCCTGGCCGGCACCGGCGCCAACGACCGTCCCAACGGCATCCTGACCTACGTCACCGGCGGCGCCAACGCCGCTGCGCACCCCTGGGGCGACATCAAGACCGTGGGCTCCGGCGCGGTGGGGGCCGTCACCGCTGATGCGGTGCTGGACCTGATCTATGCGCTGCCAGGCGAGTACACCGCTGACGCGCGTTTCGTCATGAACCGCAGTTCCCAGGGCAGCGTGCGCAAGCTGAAGGACGGCCAGGGCAACTACCTGTGGCAACCCTCCTACGTGGCTGGCCAGCCGGCCACCCTGGGCGGCTACCCGGTCACCGACATGGCCGGCATGCCCAACATCGCGGCCAGCGCCAAGCCCATCCTGTTCGGTGACTTCAAGCGCGGTTACCAGATCGTGGACCGTGCTGGCGTGCGTGTCCTGCGTGATCCGTACACCAACAAGCCTTACGTGCACTTCTACACCACAAAGCGCGTGGGCGGTGGCCTCCTGAACCCCGACGTTCTGAAGGCCCTGAACGTCAACGCATCGTGAAACCCGGCGGGCCTTCGGGCCCGCCATCACAGGAGATCCGCATGAAGGTCGAACGACGATTTCAGGCCGTGCCCAAGGGGGGCATCTACCCGGTATGGTTCGACGTGGGCGACGAATGCCCACCCGAGCTGGAGGCCACCGCCAAGTACTACGCCGAACACGGTGAGGGCCAGGACCAGCTGCGCCAGGACGGCCCGTCCATCGCGCAATGGCTCGCCTCATGCGAGGCGCCCGAGAACTACCCCCCGCCGGGCTACGCATCGCAGAGCACGGCCGAGGAGATCGCCGCAGCCATCGAGGCGCGCAATAGGCCGCCGCACGACGGCCCGCGCGACGACGGCCCTACGGTTGCCGAGTACGTGGCTGCCGGCTACCTGGCTGTGAACTACCCGCCATCGGGCTACCTGTCGCGCAGCACCGATGAAGAGATCGCTGCCGCCATTGCAGCCCAGGGCGATGGTCCTGCAGATGCTGACGCCAATGGCGACGGCAAGACCACCGTGGCCGAACTGCGCGAAGCGCTCACCGCGCGCGGCATCTCGTTCGGCCCCCGGGCCACCAAGGCCGAACTGCTGGCCCTGCTGCCGAAAGGTTGACCACTATGCCGACGATGGTGCCACTGCCCACCGCGCTGGCCCATCTGCGCGCAGACGGGGCCGGCGAGGACGCGCTGATCACGACCTACCTGGAAGCCGCCGAGGAGGCCGCCTCCGACTACCTCAACCGCAAGCTGTACGCCACGCAGGACGACCTCGATGCGGCGGTGCTGGCCGAGACTGCGGGCCTTGATCCTATGGTGATGGGCCCCGCCGTTCGCTCGGCGGTCTTGCTGATCCTGGGCCACCTCTACGCCAACCGCGAGGACGTGGTGGCGGGCGTAACCGTGGCCGAGCTTCCCCAGGGCTCCAAGGCCCTACTGCGGCCGCATCGCCGCATTGCGGGGCTGTGATGTTGCGGGCGGGATCTCTCAATCGCCGGATCACAATCCAGCGTCGCAACGGCGGTAAGGATGCGTGGGGCACGCCCCTGCCGGATGGGTGGGTGGATGTGTGCACGCCCTGGTCAAACATCCGCACGGGCAGCGGTGCCGAGGCCATCCGGGCTGATGCCTTGCAATCCGCTGTGCGCACTTCCATCCGCATCAGGTTCCGTGCAGACATCACGGCGGGCATGCGGGTGGTGCACGGTGCCGCGATTTACGACATCAAGGCCGTGCTGCCCGATGAGGTGGGCCGCCAGCACGTGGACCTTGCCTGCGAGCTGGTGACATGAGCGGCGATGCCTTCTCGGCCGCTCTGGATCTGAGCGGCCTGGACGACTACCTGCAGGAGATTGGTGACGAGGCCGAGGAGGCGCTCCGCCCCGCAGCCCAGGCCGGCATCCAGGTGCTGTACGACGCGGTCAAGGCCAACGTGCAGGCGCTGGGGCGCTACACCGGCAAGCTCGATGCGGCGGTCTATCAGGCCTACATGCGCGAGGCCTCGCAGGAGGGAGTGTCGGCGCACTACCGCGTGAGCTGGAACCCCTCCAAGGCCCCGCACGGCCACCTGGTGGAGTTTGGCTACCTGCAGCGCTACGTGTACGGGCCGGACGGCATGGGCCCGCTGGTGCGCCCCGGCATGGAGGGCAAGCCCAGGCCTCAGAGCGGGGGGCGCAACCGCGCCGCGTTGGACGCGTACTACATCACCCTGCCCACCCCCAAGCAGGTGCCGGCCAAAGCCTTTGTGCGGCGCGCAGCGGCCGCGTTGCCTGCCGCCTACGACGCGGCGGAGAACCTGTTTTTTGCCCGCCTGGGACGCAAGCTATGAGCCTTGAAACCGACCTCACCACCGTGCTGCTCACTGTGTGCCCCCAGGCGCACCCGCACCCGGCGCCGGCGGGCACACCGCTGCCCTACATCACCTGGCAGCACCTGGGCGGCGATGCGCTTCGCTTCCTTGACAAGACCAGGCCCAGCCTGCGCCACGCCACCATCCAGCTCAGCACCTGGCACACCACGCCCATGGCCGCCATGCTGCTGGCCCAGGCCGCCGATGAGGCGCTGAGCGCCGCCGCGCCGCTGCTGCAGGCCTCGCCCCTGGGCGAGCCGGTGAAGGCGTACGACGACGCCGACGACCAGGCCGGTTTCGAGCAGGACTTTTCGATCTGGGGCGCCGACAAGTAGCGCACCCAGCGCGCTGTGCACACGTGTGTACAGCACCCACCACACGGCCCTGTGCACACGTCTGCACAGGCCATCCGAGCAAGGCCCTGCAGGCGCAAACCTGCAGGGCCTTTCTGTTGCCCGCAAGGGCGTTCACCACCGCCCCTTGCGGGCATCTTGCACACCACTTGAAAGGGCCATCATGGCTGTATCTCTCCCTGACGGCGCAACAGTCGCCATTGCAACCACCTACGGCTCGGTCAAGACCGTGACCGCCATCACCAACGCCAACCCGGGGGTGATCACCTCGGCCGCGCACGGCCTGCTCAACGGTGCCTTCTACGAGCTCAAGTCGGGCTGGCAGAAGATCAGCGACCGCGTTTTCAAGGCCTCCAACGTGGCCACCAACGCGCTGGACGTGACGGGCATCGACACGACCGACACGAACCGCTTCGCCGCAGGCACGGGCATCGGCAGCCTGCGCGAGATCACGGCCTGGACGCAGATCCCGCAGATCCTGGAATTCACCACCTCGGGCGGTGACCAGCAGTTCGCCAACTTCTCCTTCCTGGAGGAGGACTACGAGCGCCAGCTGCCCACGGTGACCAGCGCCCAGTCGATCCAGATCGGCATTGGCGACGATCCCACGCTGCCTGGCTACATCGCCCTGAAGGCTGCTGGCGAGGCGCGCGCCATCCGCGCCATCAAGGTGACCCTGCCCAACGGCGCCGTGCTGCTTTACAACGGCTACATCTCGTTCAACGAGACGCCCACCCTCACCAAGGGCAGCGTGATGCAGGTGCGCGCCACCATCTCCCTGCAAGGGCGCCCCACGCGCTACTGATCCCCCGGCCGCAACGCGGCCACACCATGCACCGGCCCGGCTCTGTTCGCTCCTTCGAGGGGGCGGCAGGGCTGGGCACGGGCTTTTGTCGTTTGCATACCCTCCCTCGAAAGATTCAACACCATGGCCAAACTCGTTATCGGCAAGTCCACCCCGAAGTCGTTCGCGCTCAAGGTGGAGGTGCCCACCCCCCACGGTCTCGACGAAGTGAACTTCGACGCCCGCCACCTGCCTTCCACCGTATGGGCCAAGCTGCGCGAGCAGCACGCCGACGCCATCGGCAAGACCGTGCAGGCGCTGTTTGATGCAGCGCGCCAGGAGGCGGAGCAGGCCTATGCCGCCGAGCAGGCAAGCCAGCCGGCCGCTGTAGTTGCCGATCCGGCGACCCAGCCGCTTTCTGCTCCCGCTCGCAAGTACTTCGGCAAGAAGGCCAGTGCAGAGGCGGCTGACATCTCCGATGCGGACGCGAAGGAAGCCGCCATTACCGCCCTGATCAAGCCAGTGAAGGAAAGCGACATCGCCGCCCTTCGTGCCAAACACAGCGCCGAGTTGATCGTGCAGATCGTCACTGGTTGGGACCTTGGCGAACCGCTCGACGTGGCCGCGCTCACCGACATGTGCGACAGCTACCCCGGTGCCGCCGAGGCCGTGTTCAAGGCCTACAACGAAACCCGGGAGGGCCTGCGCCTGGGAAACTGAAGGCCATCGGCCGCGCCCCCTACCAGAAGCCGCCCGACGAAAAGGAGCTGGCCGCGTGGGGCATGCGGCCGAGTGACTTCCCCGAGAAGGACGTGGAGGTCTGGCCCGAGCACGTGGACGCCTGCCTGCTGTTCTGCAGTGTCAGCACGCAGTGGCGCGTGGGCATGGGCGGTGCTACCGGCCTGGACTACCCGGCCGTGTTCGCCACACTGGACCGCATGTACCGAGGCAAAACCGATGAGCAGCGCGATGCGATCTTTGCGGACCTGCAGGTGATCGAGCGGGCGGCGCTGGAACATTTGAACGAGAGCTCTTGAAGGCATGAACATTGGCCGCATTTGGTAGGTAGCCATGTTCAACCCAGCTGTCCCCCTTTTTCCTTCTGACGTGCAACGCCGTTGGCCGCACCTACCTCGCACTCGCGGGCGTAGATCTTGGTCAACTACGTTCGAAGGAAATCATGAACTATCTGAAACTCGCTGTTCATGCTATTAATGGGTTCTTTGCTGCTCTTTGCAATCAACCTGTTTCTGCCATTGCACTCGCGGTCATCCTGCTTTTCGGTTATTTGATGGCTATCGCGGTTAATACCGCTGAGTTTGCCGGCTTGTTGGGGTTGGTGATCATTGCAGCGCTTCTTGTGCTCTGGATCGTTTCCCGGCATGTGAGCAATAAGAGCGATAAATAACATTTAATCGACTTAATAATTTAAGGCTCGCTTCGGCGAGCCTTTTTTATTTTCTGGCCCCCCGGCTTCGGTCGCGGGGCCTTTTCCTTTTGGGGTGCCCCATGACAGAACGCAAGGCAGATCTGAAATTTGGCGTGGACGCCACCGCCGTAAAGCCCGGCCTGGAGCAGATCAAGCGCGACGTGAAGGGAATGTCCGAGGACGTGAAACGCTCGGGCAAAGAAGGTAGCGAGGGCATCGAGAAGATTGGCGGCGGCAGCGACAACGCCGCCAAGAAGGTCGAGAGCGCCACCCGTGCAATGCAGGCCAGCCTGCAGCGCCAGATTGCCGCATTCGAGGCCGGCAGCAAGTCCTCCCGCCAGTACCAGGAAAGCCTGATCAAAATGCGCGGCGGCGACCTCGCCGCGCTCAAGCCGCTGCTGGACCAGCTCGACGCAGCCAGGGACAAGGCGGAAGCCGCTGCCCGTGCCAACAAGAAGCTGGGCGACAGCGCCGCAGCCGCAGGCCAGGGCCATGACCAGCTGGCCAAGCGCATCAACGTGCTGGGCACGGCCGCAGACTTCGCGCGCGGCCAGCTGCTGGCCCTGGCCTCGGGCCTGTCACTCGGCGCCCTGGCGGCCTGGGTGCAGCACATCAACGATGGCGTGGACGCGCTCAACGACATCAAGGACGCCACCGGCGCCAGCATCGAGAACATCAGCGCCTTGGAGGACGTGGGCCGCCGCACGGGCGCTTCGTTCGAGACCGTGGGCAGCATCCTGGTCAAGTTCAACGATGTGTTGAGCAAGGCCACGCCCAAGAGCGATATCGCCAACGCCATCAAGGCCATTGGCCTGGAGGCAGACGCGCTCAAGAAGCTCGACCCTGCCGAGGCCCTGCGCGTTGTGGCTGTAGCACTGGCTGGGTTTGCCGACGATGCCAATAAGGCCCGGCTGATCCAGGACCTGTTTGGCAAGAGCGTGAAAGAGGCCGCGCCGTTCCTAACCGACTTGGCGGAAAAGACTGAGTTGACCGCCAAGCGGTTCACCAGCCAGACGGATGCTGCGGAGGCATTCAACAAGAAGATCTTCGACCTCAAGGCCACCAGCAACGACCTGTCGCGCGACCTGGTCGAGAAGATGCTGCCAGGCCTCACGCAGATCATCGATGCGATGGGCAAGGGTGCCAAGGAAGGCGGCGCGTTGCTGGCGGTGTGGCGTGGCCTGCGGGAGTTTGGCTCCATTGCCTTGGGTACCGACAAGCTCGGCACGGCAATGTCTGATGCCAAGGCCCAGGCCGCAGAACTCAAACGTCTGGATTTGCTGCTTACCGGGGCACGCACTACGGCTGACCTTGACCCAAAAAGCGCAATGGCGCAGCGCCGGGTGGAAAGCCTTCGTGCGCAGATCCAGGCCACCTCGAAAGCGGCGACAGAAGCCAGTGCCAGGGTCTCGGAGCTATTGAATGGGCCAGCACCCGCTCCTGACGCTGCAAAGGATGGGCCCAAAGACAAGCCCAGCATCAAGACGCCCAAGACGGCGGCCGAGATCGCAGCCGGTGAAGCCGCCGCCAAGAAGGCGGCCGACGAACGCAAGAAGGCACTGCAGGAGGAAGCCAAACTGCTGGCCGAGCTGGCAGGCTTGTCGGGTTCGTTTGCCGACGACTGGGAGAAGTTGAATGCTGCCTATCGCGGCGGCAGGATGTCGATTGACCAGCTCACCGAAGCGCAAAAGAAGCTGCTCGAAAAGCAGCCCTTTATGCAGGCACAGCGCAAGCAGGAAGCCGAGGACATCAAGACCGCCACGGAGGCGGCCAAACAGCGCGTCGATGCCTACAACAAGGAGGTAGATGGCATCGAGAAGTGGCTGGAGTCACAGGCCCAGCTCAGCACCCAAACGGTGAAGGGCATCGAGGACCGCATTGCGGCCATGGACCAGGAGGAGGAGGCCCTGGCCCTGGCCGAGCGGCACAACATCAGCCTGGCCGAGGCCATCAACCGCGTGCGCGTTGCGCGCTTGCGTGAGAAGCGCGACGGCTCCACCGGGTACTACGAAGGGTCCGACGAGTGGAACCGGATCACGAGCGAGATCAACGCGCTCGACACCGAGGCCGACCGCATCAACGCCAAGGACCGCCGCGACAAGACGCGCGACGACAACCTTCGCGCGAAGGAGGAGATTGACCGCTGGATCGACGACACCGGCCGAGGCCTGGGCGATGCCGTAGAGGTGGGCATCCGTGACGGCTCCGAGGCCGGCGGCAAGAAGATGCGCGAGGTGCTGCAGGAGCAACTGCTGCGCAAGCCCTTCCGCATGGTGATCGATGCTGCCATGAACCAGGTCGTGGGCGGGCTCCTGCAGATGGTGGGCATCGGCGGGGGCGCTGCTGGCGGGGCTGGGGGTCTTGGCAGCCTCTTCAGCATGGGCAGCTCGCTGTATTCGGGCTACTCCGGCCTGACCAGCGGGCAGGGCGTGCTTGGATCCATTGGCAATGCATTCGGGCTGGGCGGCAGCAGTGCCGGTCTTGCTGCATCGAATGCTGCATCTGCGGCCAACGGCCTGAGTGCACTGCCCGCGACAAACGTCGGTTCGTTTGGCGGCGTGGGCTCCGGTGTTGTTGGCCAAGGCGGCACCTACACCGCCACTGGCGCTGGCGGCGGCGGCATGGGCGCCCTGGGCGCTGCCGGCATGTGGGTAATGATCGCCTACGCCATCGCCAACGCCATCGGCGTCAACCGCAAGCGCGAGGTGGTGGGCACGGGCCTGACCGGCACGCTGGGCGGCGACGACCTGACCCCTTGGGAAAACACCCGCAAGCCCGGCACGGTGCTGATGGGCCCCGAGTACCGCCGCGTCAATCCGCTGGATTGGTACGAGGACCTCAAGAAACGCGACCAGGAATACGTTGCCAAGCTCAAGGAACAGGGCGGCAAGGGCACGCTGGTGGGCAGTCCCTACGGCACAGAGTTCAACGGCACTCAGGCCATGCAGACGCCCGAGTACCTCGAAGAGATCGAGAACCTCGCGGCCAGCAGCAAGCGGCAATCGGACGAGATCCAAAAGGGCTACGTGGCGGTGCGCAAGAGCGCCGTGGACATGGCCAACAGCCTGGGCCTGGCGGGCGACAAGCTCAAGGACTGGACTGTTGCGCTAAAGCCTGAAGATCTCAATTTCAAGGACCTCAACGAACAGCAGATCAGCGAGAAGATCGCCAAGGTATTCGGTGACGCTGGCACCGGCATGGCCCGGCAGGTGCTGGGCACGTGGATTACCGAGACCATCGACGTGGTCAACTCCACGCTGGTCTCGCAGCTGACCGACACGACGGAGCAGGTCTACGACCTGCAGGTCGACCAGGTCACGCGCACACGGTATGTAGCCAGCGAGTATGCGAAGGCGGGCGAAACGGCATTCGAGACGCTGACCCGCCTGTCCACCAGCTTCCACACGCTCAACGAGGCGAGCGACGCCCTGGGCTTTGGCATCCACCAAGGCAGCCTGGCGCTGGCCGACTTTGCCGACGACTTCATTGAAGCCTTCGGCGGGTTGGAGCGGTTCACGACGCAAAGCAATGCGTTCCTGCAGAACTTCTACAGCGATGACAAGCGGCGCGAGGCGGCTGCACGCTCTGCAGCGCGCTCAGCCGAACGCCTGGGCCTGCAGGGCATCACGGCTGAGGGCATCCTGCAGGTGGCCAACACCGGCAACACGCAGGCGGTGGTGGATGCGGTCAACTCGCTGGTCAGCAACCCCGAGCTGTATGGCGACGCGATGGAGTGGGCCAACGGCATCGCGTGGCTGTTCCAGTCTTCTGAGGCTGCGGCCCCTGCCGTCCAGGACCTGGGCAATGCGATTGATGAGCTGACCCAGAGCTACCAAAACGCTGTGAAGTCGCTCACCAGCGACCGCGACAGCCTGGCCGTGGAGGTGTTGCGGGCGCAGGGTGATGAGAAGGGCGCCAAGGCCTTGGAGCGCACCCAGTACATGGCCCAGTTCGCTGGCCTGGACGAAGTGCGCCGCAAAGAGATCGAGACGCTGTACGACGGCAACATGGCCACGCGGGCCTACATCGAGGGCATCAAGGCTGCGGCCCAGGCCCAGCTCGATGCGCTGGCCAAGCTGCGAGCCGATTCGCTCGCGCTGATCGACGCAGCAGCCGGCAAGACAGATGCTGCCATGGCCGCTTACGAACGCGCCGCAGACAAGGAGCGCGAAAGGCTGCAGGGGGTGATCGACGCCACGCGTGCAGTGTTCCAGGCGGCGGAGGACGGTGCCAAGTCGTTCTTCAGCCAGGTGGACGAGGTTGCCAAGTTCCAGGGCCAGGAGGGCCGGGCCTTCATCACCCAGGCCCTGGCCAGCGTGCGTGCCGGCGGTGAGCTGCCAGATGGTCAAAAGCTGTCTGACGCCATCGCGGCCGTGGGCCAGGGCTTCGCCGCAACGCAGTACGCGACCCAGGCCGAGGCGGACTTTCAGCGCCTGGTGGTGGCCAACGAGCTGAAGGGGCTGCAGGAGGCCAGCGGCGACCAGTTGGACACGGCCGAGGCGCAGCTCAAGGCGCTCAACGACCAGTCGCAGTGGGCACGCGAGCAGGTGGATGCGCTGCGGGGCATCGACAGCAAGCTCAAGACCCTGCCAGAGGCCATTGCCGCCCTGATCGCCGCCTACAACGGCGAGTCGCAGACCCGCTCGAACGTCGGGGCGAAAGCCATCATCGGCACGGGCTCCGCGATCTACGACAAGACGAAGGGCGCAGGCCTGACCAGCTCGGGTGAGTACTTCGACGCCTCGGACATGGCGGCGGCAGCTGCGGCTGTCATTGCGGCCAATCCTGGTGGTTCTGGCAAAGCCAGCGTTCTCGATGCGCTGGAGGGCAAGGGCTACACCATGCCCCAGTACAACGAGATGTTTGGCCTGCCACCCGGCACTCTGGAGGCAGAAGCCAAGGCCCTGGGCCGGCCGATCTTTCACGCGGGCACGCCCTATGTGCCTGAGACAGGCTACGCGCTGCTGCAGCGCGGCGAGATGGTGATCCCTACCGCCTACAACCCCAACGCGCACGGGCGCGTGGGTGGCGACGGGGTGGGCAGCAGCGCGCGGGTAGAGGCGCTGCTGGCGATGTTGATCGAGCGAGTGTCCGCGCTGGAAGCGCCCCTCACCAACATCGACAGCCAGACCTCAGAAACCCGCGAGATCCTGGACCGCGTTACCGAAGGCGGCAACAGCATGAAAAGCGATGTGATGAACGAAGTAACCCTGGCTGCATAGCAAACCATGTACTACCTTGACCCCATCGAGATGACGGCAGCGCAGCTGCTCACGGGCACCAGCCTCGCAGAAGACCCCACGCCCGCATGGGCGGCGGGGACCTATGCCGTGGGCTACGAGTGCCATGTGGTGGCCACGCACCGCGTCTACCGGCGCACCGTGGCCACCGCCAGCGCCACCAGTCCGGATGTGGACCCAACGGGCTGGAAGGACATGCGCCCCACCAACCTGTGGGCCCCGTTCGACTGGTACAGCAACACCCAGGCCAGCAGCACGGCGGCGGACATCGTCTACGTGCTCGGCTGCCGGTATTGCAGCGACCTGATGCTGCGCGGGCTGGAGGGGGCAGAGGTGGAGATCTCGGTCAAGGATGCGCCCGCGGGCGTGTCCATCTGGCCACCGGGCGGCGGCGTCAAAGCCTACCGCCTCAAGGTGCCTGCCAAGGGGTTTTGGGACTACGGCCGGGGCAAGCGCCTGCCGCTCACCACCCTGCAGATCACCGGCCTGCCCATACGCCCCAATGCCGAGATCACCATCAAGGTCAAGGCCTCGGGCACCAATCGGCGCGCCGTGGGCCTGATCGCCCGGGGTGTGCTGTACCCGCTGTTCGGCACGGGCTACGACTTCGGCGGCGCCACTGAGGGCGCCGAGGCCAAGCCCAAAACCTACACCTACCGCAAGACCAACGACGACGGCACGGTAACCACCACGGTGCGCGGCAGCAGCAAGGACCTGAGCTGCGAGGTGGTGATGGATCTGCGCAATGCAGATGGCGCCGTGCAGCAGCTGGAGGGCTTGCTGTCCCGGCCCGTGGGGGTGGTGCTGTCCAAGGCGGCGGGCTATGCCGGCCTGTCGGCTTTCGGTTTTGTGGCGAGCGCGCCCGTGCGGTATCGCAAGGGGTTCGCTCTAGTTCCTGTAAATGTTGAGGGAGTTGTCTGATGCCTTTTACCCCTATCCCCGCTGCGCCGCCCGTGCCCCAGTCGGGCGATCCCCTCGTCCCTTTTGACGCGGCCTATGAGGCCTTTTACAGTTGGGAAAAAAACGACCTGGAGCCGGGCGTGAATGCCGCCGTGGCTGAGATTGAGCTGCAGGCGGCTGCTGCAACCTCTGCCGCCGAGGAAGCCGAAGATGCTCAGGCCGCGGCTGGCCTGGCGGCCGCCGCGGCTGCGGCTGCGGCCGCTAGCGCCATCAACGCCCCGGGCACCCAGGCCACCAGCACGACCAGCATGGCGCTATCCACTGGCACAAAGGCCTTCACACTCGCGCAAACGGGCAAGCTGTTTCCAGTGGGCGGCCGTGCGTATGCCGCGAGCCAGGCCGCGCCGACGCTACGGCGCATGGTTGGCACCGTAACGGCTAACGACCCAGGCACTGGTGCCTTCACGATGTCGGTGCTGGGCGCCGGCGATGTGACGGGCTCGGGCACTTACACCGACTGGGTCATCAGCATCGCGGGCGAGGGCACTGCCTTGCCCGCGACAGCCGTGCCGGATGCAGGCAAGGTGCTGGGAGTCACGAGCGGAGGCGTGTATGGCCTGCTGGCCGCGCGTGGTGCCGGCGCCGCCACCACCGCCCCATTCGGCACCATCAATGCCGCTACGGCGGCCGTGCACACCGTCACGCCCACCAGCTACGGCCAGTGGGTCAAGTTGCCCGACGCAACCCTCTATGACCCTGGCCTGGGTCTGCTGACCGTGCGCAACGCTGGCGCCTATGACCTGGCAGTGCGCGACAACGCCGGCACGGTGCAGGGCTTTGTGCGCGGCGGCGAGTCCACGGTGGCGAGCCTGGTGGATGACACCACGGCTGCGGGTGTATGGGCCCTGGTCGGTGCTGAGATGCTGGGCACGGTCGTGAGCGCGGAGGTAGCCCATGGCCTCGGCGGTGTGGGCCAGCTGTCCGTGCGCGAGGTGATCGCGCTGGACGCCGACCGCGAGTTGATCATCTTCACGAACAACGTCGCCACGCAGGCCATCGTGTGGGACGGCGCGGCCGGCGTGTTCGGTGCCCTCGCCACAGTACGCACGCACGACGGCAACCTGCGCGTGCGCGCCATCAAGAGCGCGGCCAACCAGGCGCTGGTGGTGTCCGGCAACAGCACCACGGCGCTGGAGGGCGTGGTGCTGTCGATCAGCGGCACGACCATCACCGTGGGCACTGCCGCCGGGGTCACGCTGCTTGCCGCGTCCATCGCCGGGCAATCGCTGTCGCCCTGGGGTGACCTGATCCCCGTGGCGGGACAGGGCTTTGTGTTCACCTATTCCCGCAGCAGCAGCGTGCAGGCCGTGCGCGCGCTGACCATCACGGGCACCACCGTGGCCTGGGGTGCTGAGTCGGTGCTGACCGGCACCGCTGCCGCCTACTCGAACCAGCCACTGTTCGACATGGGTTCCAGCCGCGTGGCGGTGTTCAGCAGCAACGGATCTACCAGCGTGCACTGCCAGGTGTTCACCGTGACCGGCACGAGCTTGGCGGCGGGCACCAACGTGACGCTGAGCAATGCCGGGCTGGATGAAGCTTTCATTGCCGTCAAGCTGCCTACCGGCCGGATTGCGGTGGTGGGCACTACCTCGGGGCAGTTCACCGCTGCCATCTTCACCATCACAGGCACAGTGCCCACGGTGAGCAGCGCCGCGCTGCCGGCGTTGGCGGGGTACGTGAATGCGTGGAAGGTGATCGGCAACAGCGTGCTGTTCGCGGCCAACCTGGCTGGCACTGCGACGTTCTACGTCAACGCAGTGACCGATGTGTCTGGCACCGCCACCATTGGCACCGCGCTGCAGCGCCTGATTTCCAGCACCGCCAAAAACAATACGGTGCGCCTTGGGGCGGATACCACCAGTATGTCGGTGCTTTGGGGCGACGACACGGTGGGGCGGGTGCTCTGGCGGGTGGGCATGTCGGGCAACAACCCGGTGCTGCTCAATGCGTCCTATGCCGCCAGCGGCTCACCCACGGGCGCAACCACCGCAGCCAATGGCAGTTACCCCGCACTCAATACCAGCGGCAACTTGCCTTTGCTTGTGGGCCGCCACGAAGCGACGGGGGCGAACCTGGAGCAGCCGGGAACGGGCTCTGGGATCTTCAACGGCGGCAGTGCGAACACTCAGGCCTCGCCTGTGGCCTATCGGTCGCGCCGGGGCGTGCAGCTGGAGCTGGTCCCCCGGGCATCCATCGGCATCAACAGCACCACGCTCTACCCGCGCGAAGACGCCAGCGCGCTCTGGGGTGTGGGCGTCTCGCTTTCCAGCGGCACCACGTACCACCTCACCAAACTGAAGGTCGCATGACTATGCAAAAAATCACCATTGGCGCGGCCGTGTACGGCCCTTTCAGCCAGGTCTGGACCTATGGCGACCGGTACGTGTGCACGGCGGGCGAAAGCCGGCTGGAGCTGCAGTTCAACGTGGTCGGTGTGGGCGTGGTGGAGCCGTGGACGGCGGCCGATGAGCCGCCCCGCGATCTCGGCCCCGTTCGTGCAGCTGCCTGGGAGCGCATCAAAGCCGAGCGCGACCGTCGCAAGGTGCTGGGCGTCAAGGTCGGCGCGCATTGGTTTCACAGCGACGATAGCAGCCGGATCCAGCAGCTGGCGTTGATGATGATGGGTGCCAGCATCCCGCCTGGGCTGCAGTGGAAGACTCTCACCACTACCCCTCCGCCGGTGTTCGTCACCATGACGCAGGCGCTGGCCACCGGCATCTTCCAGGCGACGGCCGCCAGCGATGCGGCGATCTTCGCTGCGTGCGAGGTGCACCGCGTGGCCATGGAGGCCAGCGCCACGCCCGAGGCCTACGATTTCAGCGGCGGGTGGCCTGCCAGCATCGAGGACGGTGTGTGATGTTCCAGGCCGCCTTCTACAAATCGGTGCGCCCTGGCCTGCAGGGCATCTACAGCCGGGGCGTGCAGTTCATCGACAAGGGCCCCTACAGCCATTGCGAGGCGGTGTTCTCCGATGGGCTGAGCGCCAGCGCCAGCTGGATGGATAAGGGCGTGCGGTTCAAGGACGTGGTCTACAAGCCGGGGCACTGGGACATCATCCCGCTGCCTCTGGACATGGAGGACGCGGCCCGCGACTGGTTCGAGTTCAACCAGGGCCTGCCGTACGACCTGCTGGGCAACGTGCGCTTTGTGCTGCCCTGGGCAGACGAGAGCCCGGATGGGTACTTCTGCAGCGAGGCGTTGGCGGCCGCGCTGGGCCTGCGAGAGCCGTGGCGCTTTGGGCCCAACGGCCTGGCCGCGCTGCTCAGCAGCCCCACCATCTTCCAACCCGCCTCGGCGGGTTTTTTCTTGCCCGGCGTGGCTGAAGGGTTCGCGTGATCACAGACGATTTTGGCAACCTGGTGCAGCCCGCCGTGGTGCGCAGCATCTTCGAGCAGCTCGACGAGGGCGAGGCCCGCATGGGCCGCATCGAGGGTGACGTGGGTGATGTGCGCGCGGATCTCGCAGCCGTGCGCCGCGACCTGGAGGCCAACACGAAGGCCACGCAGGCCACTGCTCAGGCGACCCAGGAGCTGGGCAAGAGCACGGCCGACCTGGTGGACTTCCTGCAGGCCCTCAAAGGCATGTTCAAGGTGCTGGACTGGCTGGGCCGCATGGCCAAACCCATCGCATCCATCCTGGCCCTGGGCTCTGCAGCCCTGGCCCTCTACGCCGCCTGGAAAGGGCACAAATGAACGACACCATCAAGAAGCGCCTACTGCAGGCCGCGCTGGCCATCAGCGTGGCCGCCGCCGGCGGCGTGGCCACGCACCAGGCGGCGCAGCAGCCATCGGCCGCGGTGCTGCTGGCCATGGAGCTGGGCAACCACTACGAAAGCAGCGGCCGCCACATCGGCACACCCTACGTGGACAAGCTGGGCAAGGGCCAGCCGCTCACGGTGTGCGACGGTGTCACCGGCCCCGAGGTGGTGGCCGGCCGCACCTACACGCCCGAGGACTGCAAGCGCCTGGAGCTGCCCAAGTACCGAGAGGCCGAGCGCCAGGCGCGCCAGGCCCTCACGCACTGGGGCGCCTACAACCCGTGGGTGCAAGCCAGCTTCATCGACATGATCTACAACCTGGGGCCCAGCGTGCTCGATGGCACCACCATCGTCCGCATGGCCAACGCCGGCAACCTGGTGGGTGCGTGCATGCAAATGCCCCGCTGGGTGCGCGGCACCGTGGGCGGCCAGAGCGTGGTGCTGCCCGGCCTGGTCGACCGCCGCGACACCACGCGCGAGCTGTGCACCGACTGGGGCCGTGATGGCCACTTCAGCGCCGGCCTGCTGCCGCCGGCGGGAGGTGGCAAATGATCGACGTGCTCATCCTCGCAGGCCTGCTGCACATCACCGTGCCGGCAACGGCCGCGCCCCAGCAGTACCTGGCCACCGCCTACGCGCTGCCCGGCCAGCAACTGCAATGGCGCGGCCGCGACAACTGGGTGGCGCCCCACCTGTGCTTTGACCGCTGCGGCACCGTGCCCGGCCAGCCCAACGTGCTGCTGGCCGGCGGGCTGGGCCTGCAGGACGCCGCAGATCTGCAGCTCACCGTGTGGCGGTTGGACGGCACCCGCTGGACCCAGGTGATGCACTGCGCCAACTTCTTCACCGGCCCGCACTGCGGGACCTGGGGGCAACAACCATGATCCAGTACATCATCCTCGCCCTGGTCATCAGCCTGGCCGCCAACGCGGCCCAGCTGGCGGCCTACATGGGCCAGCGCGACAAGGCCAGCCAGGCCCTGGCCAGCGCCACCGCGCAGCGTGACCAGGCCCGCGCAGACGCCAGCGCCTGCAGCGATGCCACCGAGGCCCTGCAGGACCTGGCGGCCAAGCGTGCCCGGGAGGCCGCGCCAGCGCGCGCGGCGGCTGCTACAGCAGCCCAAACCCACCAGGTGAGGGCGGACTACACCCTCAGCCAGCAACCCCGCTTGCCGCTCGATCTGTGCGGCAGCATGCAGGCGTTGGGGGACGAGTGGCTGCAGGGGAGGGGCAAGCCATGACGCGGGCCCCCATGCTCCTCCTCGCCCCCGCGCTGCTGCTGGCCGGCTGCACTACGGCGCCGCCCGAGCGCGTGCAGACGCGTGTACCCGTGCCCGTGGCCTGCCAGGAGGCCGTGCCAGCCCGCCCCACCATGCCCACCGAGGCCCTGGTGCCCGGCGTGCTGCCCTGGACCCTCCTGCGCGCCGCCCTGGCCGAGATCGACCGCCGCGAAGCCTACGAGGTGCAGATGCGCGCCGCCCTGGTGGCGTGCACTGCTGCGCCATGACGCCGGCCCGTGCGGCGGCCGCCGGCGCCAGCGATTGGAAGGCCGCCCGCAACCGCCACGCGGCAGGACAACTCGACATGCGCCAAAGGCGAGGCCGGCGCGAGCTGGCGGCGCAGCTGCAGGAGCGGTATGAGCGGGAGGCGGTGCCGGCGCGGGATGATGGACCGGTGCCGCGGATCGACTGATTTCAGGCTTGCAGGATGGTCTATTCAGTGCCTGGAATCTTGCCGTCAGGGCCGATCCTCAAACCAAAACCCTTGGCTGTCTTGTTCTTTAGAACAGCGTTACTGAAGGCCTGATTCACTCTGGCGGCGGCCATCGCGCGGGTCTCGCCCGGACGGAGCTGATCTTCTAGGAATTTCTCGGTGGGCGTAAGTGCAGTCCGCGGTTCGAGGGCCGATTCGATGTCTGCCATCCGATTGCTCATCGCGCGCAGAGTGGCAAGAATTTCGTGTGAGACATCGGGGCGGTCTGCTGGAACTGTGGCCGTTTCAGGGATCGAGAGCACGTTTGCGTCAAACTGAGATTTAAACGTTGGCCAGTGCGCTTCGAATGAAGCCAGTAGGGTGCCGGTGTCTACTGGGTCAGTCAGATGGCGATTCATGGAGATCACAAGCTTTTCCATGGAGGCCTTATCAACGGTGGTGTGATTGAATTGTGCGAGCGGTCCACCTACATCCGTTGGTGTTAGGTCGACAAGCACGGTGTACACCCTGGCAGTATCCAGGCCTTTGGCGAGAGCGCCTGCTTCAAACAATATCCAAGGAGCATTCAGGTTCGCCTTGGTCAGGCAGATTATTCCCTGCGTCGTAGTTTGCAGTTGCTGCTCAATATCGCTCCTCCAGCGCGCACCGCGTTCAATGTCCTGCGTAGACACCCATGGCCGCGTGGCTTGAAGGACGCATTTAATCCAGGTCTTGAATATTTCGGCGGTCGCTTGGCTCCGTGTTCCAGACCAGCTGATGAAGACATTCATTCGGTACTTTCGTTGATGGCAAAAAGAACTACGTTAGATTCTTGGCGTGAATGTAAGCGACCATGTTGTGTTGCTCCAGAAAAATCGTGCCAATCGGCACTGCCGCGCGATGATGCTGGCCGAGACAGAGGCCCTGGGCGCTGGCGACTGGAAAGCTGCCTGCAACCGCAAGCGACAAGTCGGCTGCAGGAGCGGGAGGCGGTACGCCCAATGAGAAGGGCCACCGCCCAGGATTGATTGGCCAGGGCTCGCAGCCCTGGCCGATTTTCAGTACCCCGGAGTGAGGCCGAGATTTAGCAAGCCATTGGGCGTTGCAGAGTTCTCCACCCCTGCTGCAATGTGGACTGCACCGTAAAGCGGATAGAGGTACACCGGAAGCGGGAAGTCTCCCAAACGGTCAAGGTTGTTCGCTTGAATAGAGTCGGGCTGCGTGGCTATGTGCCAAGAGCCACCGAAGCTGGGGACCGGCACTACTTCGACGCGGGGGGGTGGATATGAAACCCAGCACCGTAGTTGATGGGACAGCATCAACGCCGCAAGCTCGCGAGGTCTGGAAAACCAGATGATGTTGCCGAGGTATCCGCCAACCCACTCGATGGAGTGGAAGGGGGAAAGGGGGTCGTGATGGACAAACGATATGTCCAGATTTGAAGGTCGCGTCACGGCGATGCTCCTTTGGTTACGACCTATTCCGGGAATCGGGTAGGCCTGAGAACACGATAATTGTTTTCGTTCTGCCACGCAAGCAGTTCAATCGGCCCCAGTCCTGTGTACACAGTCTGCCCGGTCGGCTTGGCCACCACATGCCACCAGTCGCGGTGCACCTCCTGCACCAGGTACTCGGCCGCCGGCAGCGGCAGTAGGATCTGCTCTGGCCGGCCAAACCACTCGGGCAGGCGCAGGATGGTGGGATGCGTCATCGTCGGTCCTCAGTTGATCGATCTTTAGGCCCTGGCCATGGGGAGGTCTTCCCAGCGGGTGGTGTACTGTGGCGTCCGCCGCTCCTGCCGCATCCCCCACTCGCGCACCTTTTCGGTCGCCCCGGTGCTGGCCACATGCACCGTGCCCTTGCCATACCGCCCGTTGATCGAGTCCAGCGCGGTCATCAGCTTGCTGCGGTCGGCGCAGTCATCGTCTTCAAGGTCCAACTCGTGCTGCAGCACGCTGGCCGGCACCAGGTCCAGCAGCATCACCCCCGCCTTGATCAGGTCGTAGCCCTCGGCGTAGATGCGGCGCAGGCCGTGGTGCGCGGCCAGCACCAGGTCGCCGGTGTCGGCCGTCGGGCGCCGCAGCGGCACCACGACCGACTTGTTGAACCGCGGCCCGGGGCGGAAAGGGCTGGTGTGGGCAAACACCAGCAACTGGCTGGCCAGGCTGCCCTGTTTGCGCAGCTTCTCGGCCGCCCGGCTGGCGAATTCGCTCACCGCCTGCAGCATGGGGTACAGGTCGGTGATGGGCTTGCCGAACGACCGGGTACAGGCAATCTCTTTTTTCGGGCTGGGCGCGTCGTCCAGCTCGATGCACGGCATGCCCTGCAGTTCGCGCACGGTGCGCTCCAGCACCACGCTCCAGCGCCTGCGCACGGTGGCCGGGTCCATGCGCACCAGGTCGAGCACGGTGTGGATATCGCCCTCATGCAGCTGCGCGGCGATCTTGCGGCCCACGCCCCACACTTCCTCCACCAGGGTGGTGCCCAGCACCGCATCGAGGTCTGAAGCGGGCAGGGCGGCCAGGTTGCACACGGTGGCCAGGTCGGCGGGGTAGCTCCCGGGCTTGCGCTCGGCGGTCTTGGCGATGTGGTTGGCCAGCTTGGCCAGGGTCTTGGTCTGCCCGATGCCAATGCCGCAGGGAATGCCGGTCCACTGGTAGATACGGTCGCGCACCTGGTGCGCGCGGTGCGTCACGTTGCGCACGCCGTGCAGGCCGATAAAGGATTCGTCGATGGAGTAAATCTCCTGCGTCGGGCCCAGGCCGGCCGCCAGGCTGTGCATTCGGTCGCTCATGTCCCCGTACAGCACGAAGTTGGCCGACAGGCCCACCAGGCCGTCGCCAAACTCCATGTGGCGGATCTCAAACCAGGGCGCTCCCATGCGGATGCCCAGGGCCTTGGCCTCATTGCTGCGCGCGATCGCGCACCCGTCGTTGTTGCTTAGCACAACCACCGGGCGCCCGTTCAGGCTGGGCCGGAACACGCGCTCGCAGCTCACATAGAAATTGTTCCCGTCCACCAGTGCATACATGCCGGGCCTCGCTGCATGCTGCTCAGGTCGGGAAGAGGGTGATACACCCGCGCGCCACGCCCCACACCTCGATGGTCTGGCTGTCCTTCGGCACGATGTCCGGATAAGTGGGGTTGGCCGCCTGCAGCTTCACCCGGCCGGCGCGCTGGTGCAGGTACTTGCAGGTGCATTCTCCGTCGACCACGGCCACCACCACGTGCATGTGCTTGGGCTTGATGGCCCTGTCGATGGCCAAGATGCTGCCGTCGTGGATGTTGGCCCCCACCATGGAGTCGCCGCGCACGCGCCAGAAATAGGTGGCCTGGGGGTGCTTCACCAGCAGCTTCATGATGTCCAGCCGCTCGACCATGAAGTCATCGGCTGGGCTCGGAAACCCCGCCTGCACAGAAACCCGCGACACTGGCAGCGCCAGCGCCCGCACGGCCACGTCATAGGGGACGGGCCAAGGCGAGTCGAAGATATCTATACTGTACATATATACAGTATAACTCCCTACTGCCAGGAGGTTGTCATGTGCACGTATTACGAGATCGGCCCCACCCAGCTCGGCCTGTACTTCGGCGATGTTCCCCAGGATGAAAACTGGCGCGACCACATGAGCCCGCTCTATCGCGGCGTGGTTATGCGCCCGCGTGCGGCCGGCACCGAGTTGGTAACAGGGCAGTGGGGCATGATCCCGCCGCGCTCCGAAACCAACATCCCCAAAGGCAAGGACGGCAAGCGCCTGAACACCGTCAACGCCCGGCGCGAGGGCATGGCCAAGTCATGGACCTACGGCGGCGCCTGGCGCAAGGGGCAGCGCTGCCTCATCCCCGCGCAGCTGTTCGTGGAACCCTACTGGGGCGCGGGCAAGCACATTGCCTGGCAGTTCGAGCGGCCCGACGGCACGCCCTGGGCGCTGGCCGGCCTATGGGACGTGTGGACCGACCCGGTCACAGGTGAGGTGTGGACCAGCTACACCATGATCACCCAGAACGCCGACCACCACCCCTTGATGCGGCTGATGCACCGCCCCGACCCCAAGCGCCCGCCAGACAAGCAAGACAAGCGCGCCGTGGTGCCCATCGAGCGCGGCGACTGGGACGCCTGGCTGCGCGGCTCAGTCGAAGAGGCCGAGGCCCTGATCAAGCTGCCGCCCGTCACGGCGTTCGCGCACCGCGCCAAAGACCCAGCGCAGCAGGTTGAACTGCCCTTGGAAGCCGAGTAGACTGTCGCCGTTCGGGAAACGCGCCCCCGACCGTGCTGGTTTCGCCAGCACCCGCCAGACTGCTAAGCACTGGTGCCCGGTTTGTGAGTTACTCGTCACGGGAATAGCTTGTTCATCAAGGCTGTTCTCTATGACGAAGCGTATGCAACTCCGCCGCCGGGCTTTTCAACTTCAACAATGCCGCTGCTACTACTGCGGACTCCCAATGTGGGAGCGCGGGCAGCGTGATGGCATGATGGCAATCGTTCCGCCGGAGCATGTAGACCACCTACAGTGCACCGCAGAGCACCTACAGGACCGCCAGCATGGTGGAGCCGATACGGCCCGCAACGTTGTTGCGGCCTGCGCATGGTGCAACCGACGTCGGCATGAAGGACGTACCCAATCCGCACCGTCCCCCAAGCGATACAGAAACGAAGTCCTGCTCGCGATGGCCGCCGGAACTTGGCACCCTGCGGCCCACGCACTCACCCAGATGCATGCCGCCTTAACTGCCCCACCCAAAAGGGTGGTCGTTCAAAAAACGCTTGCCTGAAAAATACACATCGTTACGATCGTGTATTCCCCGAGGAGACACATCATGAGCAAGGCAAAAATCACATTGATGCTGGCGGCCCTGGTGCTGGTTACAGGCGCAGTCCAAGCCCAGACCTACCGGCAGTATGGCAACACGACATACGGTTCCGATGGCTCCAGCTATCGCCAGTACGGAAACACCATCCAGAGCAACGACGGCACCAACTACCGCCAGTACGGCAATACCACCTACGGGTCGGATGGCAGCTCGTACCGCCAGTATGGCAACACCACCTACGGCAACGACGGATCCACCGCGCGTTCCTACGGCAACACTACCACCATCACCAGCCCCTCTGGCAATACTACCAACTGCCGCCGCTACGGGAATAGCTTGAGCTGCAACTGA